CCATAAGGATTATTTAAGAACTTACCACCCCTTGGGCCAATAACAGACTGTATTGAGTTAACCAGTTTGGTAAAGAATATTCTTAAATTGCTATTGTTCTGGTTTTGTAAACTTTGCGAATAGACTGCACCAGATATACCTAAACTAGGTACGGCAGGTATTTCTAATTGCTGTTTTACGTTTGCCATTATTTTTTAAGGAATGTCTGCCAGACAGCACCAGCCGCCATAACTAATCCACCAATCCATAGAATTGGCTTTGCAAGTGAAGCCACCCATCCAAGCACTTTCATAGCACCTTGCATGGCATCAATAGCCTCTACAAGACCACTAGTGTTCTTATCTATGTCGTTGACTTTATTTTCAACAGCAAGCAAACGATCATAGATTTGCTTATGAGTGACTTCGTTTTCCATTATGCACCTTGTACTTCAATCCAAGATTGCGTTGCTTCGTCCCAAGAATAAAACTTACCATCTGTTGGGTAAGATACTGGGGCATTCCATTGGCAAGTTTGTTCATTAAGAATCCAACTTGCGTATGGTTTTTGAGGAATAAAAGCGTCACGCTGATAGTCGTAAGTATAACCAATTCCAGCATAATTCTTACGAATATTTCCGTTATAACTAGTTTGTTTCCAATTACCACCTAGCAATGATTGGCAGAAAGTAATGCCAGTTTGCTCAGATTCTTGACCATTGGAATCAAGACAATCGTTATTATTAACAACAATAACTTGCGTTACTACGTTGTTTTCATCAAGTTGTGCAAAATGTGCCATTTTTAACCTCAGAATGTAATTGAACCAGAACCTGTCCATTTGTAAACACGATAACCGCCGGATACGGTTATTGTTGGTGATCCAGTAGTTGATGTTGCCGCAGGGAATGAATCTGCATATCGAATAATAACAATTCCAGAGCCACCGCTACTGCCTTGTGCATCCCTAGCACCGCCACCACCGCCACCAGTATTGGCTGTTGCAGCAGATGGAGTTTGGTCAACAGAGCCATTAGCTCCACCACCAAGACCACCAGTACCAGCAAAGCCTGATACCTGATAAGCCCCGCAACCTCCACCACCGCCAGCATAATATGTGGATGTCCCAGAAATATCGTATTGGAGGCCATTTCCTCCATTACCGCCAACTCCAAGATTTGTAGCATTACCACCAGCCGCACCTGCACCACCGCCACCACCGCCAGGCCAATCAACTTGACCCGTTACAGCATTACCACCATTGCTACCATATCCAGTTAAGCCTCCAGATGTGCTTTGGTTTGCTGAAGCGCCAGTTGTATAACCGCTTCTTGATGTACCACCAGCACCAGATCCACCTGCGGCAGGACTAGCCGATTGACCATAACTACCGCCTCTACCACCACCATTTGCAGTAGCAGTATCAAAAACAGAATTAGAACCATTTGTTCCAAGCGCACCCGAACTAGAGCCAGTTCCACCACCACCAACTGTAACTGTGTAAGAAACACCACCAGTTACAGAATAAGATGTTCCGTATAACAGACCACCTGCACCACCACCTCCTCCGTGGTTTCCTCCACCACCGCCACCACCAGCAACAGTCAGTACCGCTATTGAAGAAACCACATTTGCAGGAGTTACGCTATTTGAAGCAGAACTAGCAGCACTAGTACCTTGTGCATTTGTTGCTGTTACAGTAAATGTGTAAGCAGTCCCATTTGATAAACCCGTAACAACAATCGGGGAAGAAGAACCAGTTCCAGTTAATGAACCAGGACTTGATGTAACTGTATAACCAGTAATTGATGATCCACCATTATCAGATGGTGCAGTAAATGTTACTGAGGCTTGTGCATTACCTCCAGTAGCTGTTCCAATAGTAGGAGCATCAGGAACACTCAATCCTTTAGGCCAATTACCAGCTTTCCTTGCTTGTAAGGCTTGTTCAAGCGTCCACATTCCAGTAGCCACACCCGTATAAGATGTTCCACTAGTTGTAGGTGGAGTCTTTGAAATTATGCCACCAAAATATTGTTTGCTCATAATTTTAAAAGGTTATAGAACCTGAACCTGTCCATTTGTAAACACGATAGCCACCTGCAACTGTAACTGTAGGTGACCCCGTTGTTGAAACAGCCGCTGTAAAAGTATCTGCATAGCGAATGATAACGATGCCAGAACCACCAGCGCCACTTGAATTTCCTTCTTCTCCACCACCGCCACCGCCACCCGTGTTAGCTGTTCCTGCCGTGCCACTAGCATTTGTTCCACCATTACCACCACCACCAGCACCTCCTGCACCAGCGGTGTATAAAAGCGCACCTGAATTAGCCTGTGCGCCACCACCACCGCCTCCAGCGTAAGTTACTGAAGAACCAGAAATAGATGATGCAGTTCCAGCACCGCCAGCGCCAGCACTTCCAGTTAAAGATGATGAAGCATTCCCGCCAACCGCAGAAGCACCACCGCCACCACCACCGCCAAATTGCAATGATGCATTTCCGCTACTGTAGGCAAGACCACTATTATTTCCTTGGGATGGACTTACAGATGGCGTATTTCCTGCCGCAAAGGTTGTTCCACCATGATAAGGAGCGCCTCCAGAGCCACCACTATTTCCATTTCCACTATTAAAGCCATCATCACCACCACCATAACCACCACCAGCAGAAGTAATTGTTGAGAATACTGAATTACCACCATTTGTTTGTGTGCCTCTGGTTGTGCCTCCAGTACCTCCAGCGCCAACAGTTACTGTTATTGCAGAACCAGATGAAACAGAAAATCCTGTAGCTGTTCTAAAGCCACCAGCACCGCCACCACCAGAACTTCTATCAGCAGGAGAACCACCGCCACCACCTCCAGCAACAACTAAGTATTCAACAGTTGGTGTAACAACAACAGGAATTTGCCAAATGCTTGCAGCAATAGCTTGCATTTGTTGACGCAAAGTCCAAGCGCCACTAGTAGCACTAGAAGACATTGGTGGAGCAGAGGCGGATAAAAATCCACCTTTGTATCTACTAGACATTATGAAATTTCTTCGTAACTCACAACATAAGAAATCTTGCTTGCAGTACCAGAGGTAATACTTACAGATGTACCTTCTTCAAGATATAACTGTGTTGATTTGTCAATCACAATTAAAGAAGCATTGGCAGGTACAGATACTGTTGAAACAATAGGGAATGCAGTACCACCAGATGGCGCTGATCCTTGTGCTACAGCACCATTTGTGTAATATGAGACTGTTGTATTAATAGCATTTGTACCATCTACATTAGATGCCACCAAACTATTAATCTTTAATACTTTTCCAGATGCAGCAGCATTAGCTAACAAAACAACAGCAGTAGTTCCAGATGGAGTAAATGAAGTTGTTTTAGCAGTAATGGTTGCTACGTTGACAATGTTAGGAGCTGCCATGATTAACCTTAGATAGTAATTGAACCAGAATTGGTGAATTTATAAATTCTATATCCACCAGAAGTTGTAACTGTTGGAGAACCAGTTGTTACCCTTGCGGCAGCGTATGAATCAGGATAACGAATAACAACAATACCTGAACCACCCAAGTTTGTTGTTGGCTGAAAACCAAAAGCATTGCCACCGCCACCACCGCCTGTGTTTGCAGTACCAGCATTACCATTACCGCCATTAGCACCGCCACCAGAACCACCAGTACCAGATGCTTGGCCTTCGTCACTACCACCACCGCCACCGCCCGCATAAAAAGTGGCAGTTCCTGTGATTGATGAGCTTTGACCAACTCCACCATTACCACCTACATTACCAGAAGCCGCAGAGCCAGCAGCTCCTTTGCCACCGCCACCTCCACCGCCATCTTCACCGCTTAAACCGCCAGCATTTCCTTGACCAGAAGTTCCATCTCCACCAGTGTAGTTATTGCCACCGCCACCACCGCCACCAGAGCCACCTGATCTACCATTTTGAGTGCGATTTCCACCACCACCACCACCTACTGTTGAAATGGTTGAAAACGACGATGAGGTTCCATCATTTGCTTGAGTTCCACCAGAACCAATAATAATAGAAGCAGGAAAACCAAATCTTAAAATAAAATCAGAGCCTGTGAGCATACCTCCAGCGCCACCACCACCACCGCCACCAAAATCATTGCTTGATTGACCGCCACCACCGCCTCCAGCAACAACCAAATAATCAACAGGTATAGCTGGTGGTATGGCGCTAGTTATGAAATTTTGGTAGGAAAACATTATGGTGTGTATCCTTGAGAAGAAGAACCATACCAATTTGTGCCATCAGATGTAAATGAGAATATATCCATTTTCCCTGCTGTGACTGTTACTGTAGGAGTACCAACAGCGTTAAATTTAACACCAGTAAAAGTGGCGGCTCCATTGCCTGTTGTGGCTGCTTGTTTTAACAACAAAACAAACGACTTTCCTGCCGTAGCAGTTGGCATTGTAAAAGTACAAGTAGTTGAAGCTGTTAACGTGGCAGTTTGAACAGTTCCGTTAGCTAATGAAAGCGTGTGGGATGTTGTAACTGTTCCAATCGCAACAACACTTTCTGTGTAATTTGTGATTGTTGGAGTACCTAAAGTTGGTGTAGTGATTGTTGGGGATGTTGATAAAACATTATTCCCAGAACCAGTAGATGTGCCAACACCAGTTCCACCCTTTGTTACTTTTAACAATGGTCCTGTATCAAACAAAGCATCAATAGAGTCTAAGTCTGTATTGATCTTAGTACCCCATGAATCTGTTGATGCGCCAACTTCTGGCTTAGTTAAGCCTAGATTTGTGGTGGTTGTATCTGCCATATAAACCTCTTTAAATTAAACTGTTGTCCAAGATTCGGACACATCAGAAACTGTTGTCCATGTTTCAGAGCTATCACTAATATCTGTCCAAGACTCTGCAATATCAGCCTCTGTTTCCCATTTCTTTCTAGCATCAACAACTAGTGAAGACAGGCTACTTAGTTGAGCAGAGCAAACCAATCTTATGTTTGCATTTGCTGTAAATGTACTAATTGAAGCAATATAAGCCTCAGTTACAACAACTTTTCGAGCGATTGCTGCCAATACAGAGACACTATTTACTGTAGCGCCAGAAGTAAACAATTTGCCAGCCACAACAGCAACATTTGATGAGGCCACTACCGCAGAAGAGGCAGATGCTACTCTAATTGCATTGGTTGCAATAGTAGATGATGAATTTATTGCCGCATCAGCATCTATATAGTTTTCACCAAGGCTACTTAGAGGGAATGCTGATATTGCATAGAATCCAAACATTTGTCATCCACCAAAAACTATTGCCATAGCAATGGATTTACCAGTAGAAACACCACCAAGATTTGCCAAAGCCACAGATGCAGTAGTTGCATTAGTACCACCATTTGCTATGGGTAAAGTACCAGTAACTTGAGAGGCTAATCCAATGTTTGAAATGCTATTACTTGCTCCGCTAAATGTCTTGTTAGTCAGAGTTTGAGCGTTATCAGTAAGTACTGCTTTGTCGGCAGGGTATGTAACAAATACAAATTTTGAACCTGCCGCAAAGGATACTTTTGAATCCGAATTGCTAGACTGAAGAACTGTAGTTCTAGCCAATGTGAGGCCATCAGAAGATAGGGTTCCAAGACCAACTTCAAAAGCAGAACCTAGACTTACTGCGTAATATGTAGTGTTATTAGCACCAACACCAGCAGAAAAAGTCTGAAAGCCAGTATCAGCACCACCCAACGCAAAGTCGGCAGTACCTGTAGTTACTGTTGATTCTTTTACTCTGTCAGCAAGTACTAGTGCCATTTTTAACTCAATGTGATATCAAGATCACCAGCAGGGATTCGTAAAATGTCGCCAGTATCAATGGCTTTGTTTGTTGTCAAATCTGCAAAAGCAAGCATATTCCCTGCGGTTGAGGCATCAAACAAACCAACAGCAACAATAGTCCCCCACGAGTTTGAAGCCGCATCGTATTCAATGGCAGCAGAGTTTGTAGCTAATGTAGATGTACCGCTTACAGTAAATGTACCAATCTTACGGGTGTAAGCACCACCAGTACACTCTGTGCCACCACCAGTATCAGAAGGTGCAACAGTAAACAATGCCACATAGATTGTGGTTGGTGACGTATAAGCTACGTTTGTAAAAACGTGCTTTAAAACCTTGTCTTCCAAGTAATCTGTAAATGATCCTGCCATTTTTTACCCCAATGATCGGGCACGAACAATAGGAGTTGACGCAACAGATGCCCTTTGATCTGCCACCTCAATGTCGCCAATGGAGTTTGTGTACAACGTACTCCATACAGCTAGACGTTCATCATCTTTCAAATATGGAGTCGCCTCAAGCAATGCACCATATAAGTACAAGTCTGGGGCATAAGCTAAAAGCCAGTTGCTTGTGTTTGAATCACTCAACGCAGGAATCTTACCATAATAAGTAAGTTCACCCGTATAACCAGTATCAGGAGTTGGAATCACCTGAATTTGAGTGCCAATAATTGTATAGAACTGCGGTTTACCAGCAGCAACATAATTAGTTGCAGATCCATAGTCACCTTGATTCTGAGTTACATACTGTAGATATGTAATTGGATTCGTATTAAGTTGAAATTCTTTAGCCTGTAAGAAATCAGCAGGAAAAGCAAAGTATTGCGTATCTAAAGTTGCATTAGCCCGTTTAATCATTTGGCGAACACGCAATTTACGATTAAATTTTGCTTCTGATAATGTGATAAATGAAGGTATAGCGCTAGTCAGATCATCTCGATTAAGATAATCCGCTATCGTGGTCTTTAGCCCTGCAAAAGTATCAAGCGCCATTTTCTACATCCCTACACATTAATGTGTGTTCATGTTTATACTCAAATGTGCCAATATGATGGATCTGTTTTGAGAGATCTTGGTCAACATAAGTTTTATGCCCATTCTGAGCGGCTCTACGGCAAAACCATACATCTTCACCAATATAGTCTTCCGCAGCGGGAACCCAAGGGATAGCAAACCAAGGATATTCCATAGATTTGTAGACTTCGGATTTAACGAGCATCACACCCATTCCGCAGTAGTCTACTTCAACAAGTCCTGTTGAATCGTCCTCAGTATATACCCGATTGATAAAAGTTGCATCCATATCTGGGGTATTTTTTTTCACCGCAATTGGCTCTGTCGGGAATCTACGCTTGGCATAGTTTCCACAAACAATACCCGTATCATGTGCCAGTAATCGGATAATAGAATCCTTTGGGAAGCGCATATCGCTATCTAACCACAGGGTATGCGTACATTCAGCCTCAATAGCATCCCTAGCCAAATCCTGACGTTGTGCTGACAACAATGTTCCAGAGCTAGTGTAGATCACTACTTTGTGATTTGTTGTGCCTACAGTAAATCCAACTAGCCTCGCTAAATCAAAAGCAAATCCAGAATTAACAAAGTCCCGTGTTGGGACTAATATCCCAATGGTCTTACTATCCATTAAACTTCTCCAGGTCTTGTGCGAAATGCACGATTATCAGGGTCATTGAGCCATCGTTTCATGTAGGCTTGGTCATCAAGCTTACCTTCTGCTTTCATTTGATAATACAAAGCCATAGGAATGGATGCAACATGGTGCATATCACCCTTCCAATTAGCCTTCTCATCAAACGAATTAAATCGTTCTTTGTTTGCTTCTACTACATTTGTAGCATCAATAATTGTCTGAATGGTTGCCTCATCTTTTTCAGCATCGTAATGCCAAAGTTTCTGAGTCCCCATCTCTAGGTTTGTATCAAAGATTTTTGTAGTCATAAAAAAAGGGTGGGTTATTAGCCCACCCAGTTGTTTCAGATTAGGTCTGAATTGTTGAGTTCAGGTCATAGACAGCGCCATGAGCTTTCTCATTCTTGATCTTCAAGCCCCACTCACACAAGAGCATACGCTTCTCGGCATCACCTGTCTTAGCTAGTTCAACTGTCTGGAAGGGACGCAGATAGCAAACGCTTGCGTACTCAGGATCAAGCACGAAAACATCACGCTCACGTTGGAACCTGTTGGCAACGATACTCACGTTTCCAAAATCGGAAACATAAACATCTGCAGCGCCAATGATCGTTGAAGGTTTAGCACTTGTAACATGAAAACGCTGTGCAGCAATACCAGCCATCTTAGACAAGTTCTGTTTGTTAACAGGACCAGCCATAACGATGGAAGGTGAACCGCCTTCTGTCCACACCTTCTGAATTACGTCTTTCAGCAATGCTTCGCTGAATGAACGCAAGTTAGTAGTTGTAGCATCAGTACGAGCTGCATCAGGGATAGTGGTGTATGAAGGATCAGAACCACCAGAACCTTCGCTTGTATTGGTCTTCAAGAAGGCCAACAAAGCGCCTGATTTACGGGCAGATGACGTAGAACCAGCGGCAGCGGCTTGGTTAGCCAACATTGTGGCCTCCATGTCACGCTTAATTTCCGCAGATTTTTTAGCCATTTGGTAACTCAGCTCAGAGCGACGGCCTGCTTTGTCAACAGCTTCCAATGTACCAGCAATGATTACATCCTTACGGCTAATCTGGGTGTAGTTACC